CTACAACTTGATGAAAGTCTGTAGAAGTATCATTTTCATAATTATCTATTACATCATTAACTGATGGAAATTTGTGTAAAGCAGCATAATGCACTACCAGCCTAGGCTCTTGTTGAGAATAGTCAAAACAACCCCATGTATGGCCCTCCTCCGGTATAAATATAGACCTAATCATAGGTCCAAGATCCTTATTTCTAGCTGGAAGCTGCTGTAAATTAGGGTTTGAATAGCTAAATCTACCAGTCACAGTCCCGCCATAATCTGACCTTATTTGATTTATGTCTGCATGGATCCTGCCTTTATGTTCATGTTTAATTATGGTATCAATAAAAGTAGTATGAGCTTTATTAACTTCTCTAGCTTGAGCAATCATTCTAACTACTGGATGACTATGATTCGAAATAAAATTTTTAGTAAAAGATGGTGCCTGTGATTTTGCAGTTCGTTCGTATGGTAAACCAAGTTTATCAAAAACTTTCGCAACACTTCTTGCAGCCATTAGCTGAACGTCTATGTGCGTTTCTTTTTTTATTTTGTGCAGGAGCTCTTCTTCTTGCAATGTTAACTGCTGCTTTAATTTATGAGCTCGTTGAACGTCTACTCGGACTCCAAGAAAACGCATGTCTACCAGACAGGGAAAAAGATCAGTTTCCAATTCAAAAATAGATTCAACATCTTGATGTATTAATTCTTTTTTAAATATTTGCCATAATTCTAATGTAAGCTCTGCATCTTTTTCTGCATAAGATCCAACATACATTGCTGGCAATTGCCACATATCCGCTTTAGGGTCTAATCCTCTAGACTTTGCTTCTTCATTTAACGCAGCTTCATTCTTACCATGGCCCAAATAATCCCAAGACAAACTATTTAAATCAAATCTAAATCTGTTTTCATCAATTAATGATGCAGCAATCATAGTGTCTACTATCTGTCCATTTATTTTAAGACCCATGGATTTAATCCAGCACACATCATACATTGCATTATGAAATATTTTTATAGCATCTGATTCACAAACATCTTTAAACCACTCTAAAGTTTTTTTACGATCCATGTTTGGCCCTGATCCATGAGCAATTGGAAAATAAAATTTTCTACCAGGCACAGCAACAGCTATACCTACAACTTCTCCATTACCAATAATAGAACCTGAACCTTTAGATTTTAAATCAGGATCTTTTGTTTCTAAGTCAATCGCAATCTCATCATACTTTCTTAGATCAGGATATTCTTCCGGTTCATTCCATTCTGTTTGTGCTTCAAATAAAGGTATTTTCATTTTTTAGGCTCGTATAAATATTTTTGTTTAATAGTTTTATTTAATTTATGTTTGTTACTAAAAGCATACAAAGCTGCATTATAATTGTGTGGAAATATTTCCCACGCAATATCTTCGAGTCCTGTATAAATTTCTAAATTAAATTTATTTTTAGAAATCTCAATTGTTTTTGTTATGACTCCTTTGTGTGCCATTATTTTTTCTTTTTCATGTCATTAATTTTTAACATTTCTAATTGACAATAGTGTACTATTTTTTTAAGATCTTCGATTCCACCTTTTCTTTGATAACGACAAACGTATTTTACAACGTTGCCTTGAAAAAACGAAAGATCGTTTTTAGAAATAAACTCATAAGGCTGAATAGGAAACTTTGTATAGTGATTCCCCCCTACCTGTGTGTATTGTGGAAAAGATTCTGCAAATATATCTTTGTCTGTCATAGTTGATACCCCTTTCGTTCAATTTTTGCTCTCATTAAATATAAGTTTCTTTTTGCTCTCGTACAACCTACATACCATACTCTGTGCTCTTCGTCACGCTTTATTACACTTTTTATTGTAGCTTCTCTTATTTTTTTAGCATTGTCTAACACTAAAATTACGTTTTCGCATTCGCCACCTTTTGCTGCGTGAATTGTAGACACTTTGATTCGTGCTTCATCACTTAATTTTTCTTTATTTGATAGCATTAATCTTATATAAATTTTATCTTCAGCTGGAGCATTATCAAAACATTCAAACCATTTTAAATCTTTTTTAAGTTCTCTGTTACCCATATATTCTTTAATATCTTCTAAAGCTGTGTCAGCTATAGTTTCTCCATTTAACCATTTACTATGATTAATAATTGCTTTGTACAATTTTGTGTTGTAGCTTTTTTGATGTTTGTTTTCATAATACAAACCTTTAACTTTTAACAAATTACAAATTTCTTTTGATCTAGATATAGTCCTGGTTAAAATTAACCAATCCTGACTAAATAAATCAAGATTCTCTAAGCTGTTGATTTTACTGCATAAACCTTCTTCGTCTCTGGGTAAGTAATTTTTATTTGCTCTAAGTCCTTCAATTCTTGCAGTAATAATTTCTGAAATATCTTGAACAGCTTTTGGTATTCTTCTTGATTTAGATAACACTTTTTCTACAGCTTCTTCTTGTATAAATCGATCTACATCTGCACCGGCCCAGCCATAAATAGCTTGATCATCATCCCCAGCTAAATAAACTTTTTTAGATTTAGATTTTAATATGTCATATAGTTTCCATTGTATTGGAGATAAATCTTGTGCTTCATCAATAAAGACTACATCAAACTCAGGAATCTTGTGTGGCTGTTGTACGATGTCATGAATCATATCTGTAAAGTCAACTAAATTATTTACATCTGGATGTTTATAGTTGTTATAATTAGCTTCAATGTGTTTTAATAAATCAGGATCTACATTGGTAGAATGTTCTGCTGTGCAGTATTCATCCCACACCGGTATATCTTTTTCTTTTGCTTTTAAAATAATTTGAAAGTATTCGTTATCACAAGTTAAATAAGGTGAAGCATCTGTATCTTTTTTTGCATTAACTCTTACACTTAATTCTTTACCAAGATCATTGTAATGATAATCTTGCATTACATTTTCTTCTCTAAGTCCTAAACTATGAAAAGCTAATGAGTGTAATGTTTGAAAATATTTTAATTGTTTCTTTTTATATTGTGGATTTTTTTTAAGCATACGATCTTTTGCTTCGTTAGCTGCTTTACGAGTAAATGCAAAATAACCAATTTTACTTACAGGAGTACCAATTCTAATATAGGCCATAGCTCGCCTAATTAATTTTTCTGTTTTACCTGTACCTGGTGGACCGTATATCTTAGTTACTTTTTTCATCACTAGGTGCAAATGTATCTACAAACTTTCCAGAATAATTAAATGTACCGTGATGTCCTACTTCACAATGTACTAACGCATGTAGTTTAAATCCTGCTTGTCGTGCTAAACTACAAAAAGAAACATCTTCTCCATACCAAGCGCCTTCTTTTGAATCAAAAGTATTTTCCCAAAAATTATATAAATATTCCTTTTGTTTATCAGATATACCTGAAGCGTATTTAATTTTTAATTGTGGATATTGTTTAATTAATTTTTCATAAACAGATCTATGAATTAATGTTAGTCCTGCTGGTCCCCCAATAATTTCCGTGATCCCTGATTTATCAATATTAATATTTTTATAATCAGGAAAGGCTACAGAATAAGACACAGAATTATCATGAGTCTTTTTTCTATAAGGTGCACAAATAAAATCTTTTTGAGCCATAATCATTGATCCAATAACTTCAGGTTCAAAACTTACATCGGCATCAACAAATAATTGATAATCATAATTAGATTCTAAAAATATTGCGGACAATATATTTCTCGAATAACCAACATAAGGTGATTTAAATGTAGATATGTTTGTTTTAATTTTAGCAGCTGTAAACTTATCAAATAATTTTAATAAACTTAAACAAGTTGGCACTTGCATTGTATCGTAGCAAGGCATCGTAACATGTACTG